AATGGCTCAACTATCGAAGCAGTAACTTCTACTGAAGGAAGTCGTGGATATCGTTGTAATGTTTTAATACTGGAAGAGTTCCGTATGATTGATGAAAACATTCTAAAGACTGTATTAAAGCCATTCTTAAACGTATATAGACAACCGCCCTACCTTAAAAAAGAAAAGTATAAGCATCTAACTGAAGAAAATATTGAAATCTATATTAGTTCTGCTTTCTATACATCTCATTGGATGTGGAAATCAATGCAAGCCACACGAGATGCCATGTTAAAAGGTAAAGAATCTGTTATTTTTTCATTAGATTACTTGACTTCTATTCATCACAATTTACTTAGTAAAAAGCGTATAGACAGAGAACGACAAAGTTCGGACTTTGACGAGATCGCATTTTTAATGGAATACGAGAATTTAATGTATGGTCAAAATGCAGATGCTTTATTTAAGTTAGAGGATATAACGAAGAATAGAAAACTAAAAAATACATTCACCCCTATCACCAATTTAGATTACCAAAATGTTAAAAACAAACGAAAAGAAAAATTACGTGAAGGTGAAATTCGAATAATCGGCTGTGACGTTGCCTTAATGGGCGGAGACAAGAATGATGCTACAGTATTCACTTGTGTTCGTTTAATTCCTCATGGTGATAAATATATCCGTAAAGTTTCTTATATTGAAACAATGGAAGGTCAACACACTGATAATCAAGCTATACGCTTAAAACAATTATTTGAGGATTTCCAAGCAAGTTATGTCGCACTAGATTGTCATGGTAATGGGTTGAAATGCTTGACCTCCTTGTGAGAAATCACAAGGTAATAAATCGAGGAATAAAGCAAGAACCCTGAAATGGGAACTTGAACCGAAGGCTAAACGTAAAGGTTTAGTCAGGGGCAACGCATAGATAGTGAACCTCCTTTGGAGAATATAATCTATCCACGAGTCCTCGAAACCTAAAGTTAATGAAATTTAATTTGCTCATATATAATATTATTAGTAACGGAGGTGAAATACACATGATTGAGACTACAGAAACTACTACTAAATGGAATTCGAGAACTAAAAAGTATTATGTTGACTTAGGATATACATTTACAAAAATGGGAGACGAATTCCCCGTAAAAGTTATCCACTTACCTAAAAGGTCTTCTGCTGAAATTACAGTTAAGTGTGACTACTGTGGAGAATCTTATGAAACAACGGTAAACAAAAGATACAAAGTGTTTGAGCAAAGCGATACTACATTAAAAGATGTATGTAAAAAGCAAGAATGCATAAACGAAAAAATAAAAGAAACTAACATTAAGAAGTATGGAACTGAGTATGCTGTGGCTTCAAGTGTCGTTAGGGATAAAATCAATAAGACATTTAAAGAAAAATATAATGTAGAGAATCCTTTTCAGATTCAAGAAGTAAAAGAGGCTATCAAAGAAACTTATTTAGAAAAATACGGTGTCACTTCGTTTACTCAAACATTAGAATATAAAGCGAAAGCTGAAGAAACAAGTATGAAAAAGTATGGTACTAAGCATCCTACTAAATCTCAAATAGTCAGAGATAAACTTAAAGGGCAAACCAAGGGAGAAAAACATTACAATTGGAAAGGTGGAATCTCAAAGGAAAACACTGTTCTTAGACAATCTTCAGAGTATAAGAATTGGAGATTAGGAGTGTACCAAAGAGATAGTTACACTTGCAAATGTTGTAATATTAACTCCAATAAGTTGCAAGCTCACCATATTGAAAACTTCAGTTCTAATGAAGAGAAAAGATTTGATTTAGAAAATGGAATAACTCTCTGTGAAGATTGCCATAAAAAGTTTCATAATGTGTATGGAAAACAAAACAATAATAAAGAGCAAATTATTGAATTTATCATTAACAATGGTTAAAACGTATGCTGAACTTTAGGGAAAGAGAACCTAAAGAACATAAGGATAAAAAGCCTTATGGATAACAAATTTGAAGTATTTATGACCAACTTGTAAAAGTTTTATACGATGAGCAACGTGACGTTGAGTATGAAGCTTGGTGCTCATTTAATGATGAAGAAATGAAATCTAGAGCGAAATCACCTAATCCCTTACCTGTAGTTTTCAGTATCAAGGCAGGAAGCAGACTAAACCATGAAATAGCATCTTCCCTTCGTGTTAATCTTCAAAACTCTAACATTGAACTTCTTATTCCTGAAATGGATGCAAAAGAAATGTTAAGCGAGAAAAAAGATTACCAAAATAAAAGTCCAGAAGACAAAGCTATCATGGAACATCCTTATTTACAGACAACTTCTTTAGCAAATGAACTTGTTAACCTTGAGCATGAAATTGTCGGTGGTTTTATTAAGATTAGAGAGAAATCTGGAAAACGTAAGGATAGATACAGTAGTTTAGCATACGCTAACTACCTTGCAAAAATTTTAGAACAAGACTTACTTCAATTTGATGAATATGATGATGATGATGAACTTGTTTATTATTAAGATTAAAAAATTATAAAAAGGAGGTGTGATATTGAGTATTGAAAATCAAGAAATCCAACGTGAGACTTTTGACTATCAAGATTATACTACAACCTACTCGGATGGCTTCATTGCTAAACTATTTTCTGATGGAATTGTCAATGAAGTACAGGCAGAAACATTAAAGAAATGGTTTAGCAACCCTGACTCTTTCCAAAAGGAACTAGAAAAAGTTGCGGAGTACTATTACATAAGTAATGGTGAGATATTCCAATTGTTTGATTTAGCTAGAACTCTACCTACATTGAACTACAAACTGGATGCATTCGATAAGTCTAAGTCTTATGAAAAGAACGCAACGTCAGTAAATAAAGTTTTACACAGAATTAGACATAAGACTTTAACAAGGGACATTATCACTCAAACCATAACAGCAGGTACATTATGTGGTATTTGGTTAGGAGATAAATCAAATGCTTATTTCTATATATTTGATGATTTGAATTACATCTTCCCTTCCCACATGAAAAATGGTCAATGGATTGTCACAGTAGATATGACTTGGTTAGAGATGATGACAGAAGACCAGCGTAGTATAACATTTGAAAATCTCTCTCCTTATATTACAGAAGCTCACTATAAAAAATATATAAGTAGCCGAACAAAATATAAATACGTTGACCTCCCTTCTGATCGAGCATGTGTAATTAGAACTCATGCATTAAAACGCAATCAAAACAGAGGTGTTGGTTGGGCAGCTCAGGGATTATTTGACATCCTTCACAAGAAGAAACTCAAAGACCTAGAAAAAGCCGTAGCTAATAAGATTATCAATGCGGTTGCGGTATTAACTATTGGTGACGCTTCTAAAATACCTGAGAATACTAATCTCAAACTTCCCAAAGGTGTGAAAAGAAAAGTTCACGGTGGAGTTAAGGGTGCATTAGAAAAAAGCAATAAAGATGGGATTACAGTTGTTTCAATTCCTGACTTTGCAAAACTTGAATTCCCTGATATTAAAAGTGGCGATAGCTTAGACCCAAAAAAGTTTAGTTCTATTAATCAAGATATAACTATGAGTTATGGTCTTTCTCAAGCATTAATGAATGGTAGTGGGTCTAACTTTGCTAGTGCTAAGTTAAATGTAGACGCATTTTATAAGAAACTTGCTGTTCTTCTAGAGGATGTTGAAACAGAGGTTTATGGAAAACTTTTAAATATCATACTCCCAACCAGTCAGAAAGATAACTTCTATATGGAATACGATAAAGAATCCCCTCTTACTACTAAAGAAAAATTAGATGTTCTATTGAAACTACATAGTCAAGAAGGATTCAGTTTAAAGGCTGTAATCGACTCTCTCAACGGAATTTCGTTTGACAGTTATGTGGAGCAAAGTATTTATGAGCAAGAAGTACTTAAGTTGCAAGATAGAATTCAACCGTATTCTAGTGCTTATACGTCAACTGGTGAAGAAAACTCAGGAGCACCTTCTATTGAGAATCCTGAAAATGAAAATACCATTAAAAGTAAAGAGAATGATAGTAACAGTCTCCCTACTAATTAAACTAGCCCTTTTCCCTTTTAAGGAGGTGATATTTTTTGGAAAAGAAACGTCATTTATTTGAAATTCAATTAAACTCTATTACAGACACAGATAATCCAACTAAAAAAGAAGTGGAGTTTATTCTCCATGATTTTAACGTATCTCATAACTACGCTTTCATTGCAAAGGAAACAGCCGAACCAACTTTACATACTTTAAAGGATATGCCCATTGTGGCTAAGTATTATGAAAAAAGCTCCATTGAAGAAGATGATGATGCTCTTGGTTCTCATGAGGTTGATTTCTCTAAGCAAGACAGAAATACAGGTGAATCAATCATCACTATGGATACTGTGCCTATTGGCGTATTCACTGAGGATGCGTATATCACAACAATTACGAATGATCAAGGTGAAGAAGTTGAAGTCGTAGCAGGTAAAGGTATTCTGTGGGCATCTCGCTTCCCTAACGTAGTTGGACTCCTTAAAGAATGGATGGATAACGGTGTTCCTGTAGTATCTAGTATGGAAATTCTATACGACAGCTACAAAGTAGAAAATGGAATCACTGAAATTCTTAATTATGTTTATGAAGGTCATTGTATCTTAAACTCTGAAAACAGAGGAGATCACAAGAAAGTATATCCAGCTTATGATGCTTCAAAATTAACCAAACTTGTTGCGGAAGCAATGAGTCAGGAAAATATCGAGGAAGGTGAAAAAATGGAAAAATTTAAAAAAGTGTTTGAATTGTCTCATGGTGACATTCGTTCACTAATCTATGGACAATTAGACCCGAAACTAGAAGAACATTCAGATTCTTGGGTTGCTGAAGTTTACGACAACTATTTTGTTGCTAACATTTACAGTTGGGCGGAAGGCAATCAATCTGATAAATACTTCAAATTCAACTACACCAAGGACGATAAAGGAGTCTCTGTTGATTTTGATTCAAAAGCAGAGGTTTTCATGAAACGTAATTGGGAAGAAGTTGTTGACACTGAAGTTCAAACTCAACTTAATGAGCAAGAAGAACAAATTACTAAATTAGAAGCTCAGATTCAAGAGAAAGATACTAAGCTAGAAACTTTAGTTTCTGAGAAAGAGGATGTTGAAAATAAATTTAATACAGCATCTGAAACTCTAGTTCAACTTAACTCAACTATTGAAACTTTAAAACCATTTAAAGAAAAGTTTGAAGAAGCTGAATTTGCTAAAGCTCTATCTGAAAAAGAAGAGTTTTATTCTGCTAAATTTAGTGCTCTTGGTGGAGAAGAAAAGTTCAAAACTGAAGAGGTTCAAGAATTAGTTAAGAAGTCTGTTTCTGAAACAGAAGAAGGAAAAGCAGCAATCTTACAACTTAGCTCTATGTTAGTTGATATGGTTCAAGCAGTTCCTGAAGTAAAAACAGAAG